TTGTAAATTCGACCAACGTTAGACATATTTAATTAAATGAGAAGGGAGAGTTATGATCCCCTCACGATGCTTCGCATCTCCGGGTGGGCACACAGAGGGCACACAGATGGGGTAATACTAAGACCCATCTGTGAGCCACAGTCGGACCTTCGGACCAGTCCGAAGCAAAGTGAATTACAAGGTCCGCATCGTCGCTTCGCTTCGCTTCGCTGCTACTTATAGTCGCGCTCACTCGCGCCTTCGGCGGTGGCGCTCCTTAACCCTCGGAGTTTATTAGGGTTTGCAAAGAACATAGTCGGAAGTTGAATCGGAGATGTTTCACCGACGAAGAAATTTGGAAATTTGGTTCTTTTCACTAACGCTTACCTATCAATCATTATGTGGAATCCACTTTTTAATTACTTCCCTTACCAACTAATGACCGAAATCTATGACGACAGAGAATACAGCAGCGGATTTGAGCAGCCTATGCAGGGATACGTCGACTCTTCAGATGTATCGAATGACTACGACAGCGATGAATCCGAAATCGAAATTTCTGAACCCAGCCAAGAGATTACACTTCCTAAGCAAACCTCTAAGAAAAGACGGATCACTGAGCTTCAACGGCCTGCGATGGCTTCTAACAATGCTGGAAATCGAACAAGAGCTAGAGCGTGGTGCTTTACTCTCAACAATCCGCTTATCACCGGACCAGCATTCCTTGACTTTTTACGCGCCGCCCCAGGAGTTCGCGCGGTGGTGTTCCAGCTTGAAATGGGTAACGAAGGTGGAACCCAGCACTATCAAGGATATATCCAATTCGAATCCCCAATCGGATTCAAACGCTTGAAAGACTTAATGCCACAGGCTCACATCGAGAAAGCAAATGGAACTGCCGAGCAGAACCACATTTATTGCACCAAGAATGAAACACGTCTCGATGGACCCTGGGAGTTTGGTGAGTTCAAGAATGAACGACAACGATCTGACATCTACAAAGTTGCAGTCATGTTAAAAAACGGATCGACGACCAAGGCCGTGATGGAGGAATATCCGGATGTGGCCTTACGCTACGCGTCGGCGATCTCGAAGTTCAAACGCGACTGCCCGCCACCACCATTAGAGAGATCATTGAAAGTTTGGCTCTTCATCGGTCCCACCGGAACCGGAAAAACGCACTCCGCAGTGCGAAAAGCGTTCACGCCAGGAGGCGAACTCAACGAAGAATGTTATTTGAAGAATCCAGACGAATGGTTCGACGGATACGCTGGTCAAGACATAGCGATCCTCGACGACTTCGGCGGAGCCGCAAGCAAACTCTCCCTCATTTGGCTCCTAAGACTCTTGGACAAATACCGGATGATGGTCCCGGTCAAGGGAGCCTTCGAATGGTGGATCCCGACAACTATCGTTGTGACAACCAACATTCACCCTTACCTCTGGTACAAGATAGCTCACCGGATGGAGAGTTATCGAGCATTGATTCGTCGTTTCTCTGGGATCCGACTCTACTCGGGCTCTACTGAATTCGGATCTTTCACCGAGATGAACTCCATCGAAGAGCGCAATGAGTTCTTCATGGATCCAGTGAAATATGGTTATTCGGATGTTCGAACAGAAGATTGAAATTTATTTTTTGGCACAGCCTGCCAGTAAAGGGCAACAATAAATTACTCCTTATAGCAGACACGAGAATAGTAGTAGAGAGTGGGAGCATGCGAAATGTTGTTAGCACCACACACAACGTGGAAGGAGTTATCAATGATATCAGCAACACCACCACCGTTCACTGCATTGAAATTGACCGTCACAGGCTTGCGAAACTTCACAGAAATCTTGAACGGATAAATAGTCCCGTTCTGAATCAGATCCGCACCAGTCGGCGATCCAGCCATATTCAGATCACGAACCGTAAACTGCTTCTCTTTCAAAACTTTGAAACGACCAAAGTTATTGGGATTCTGAAACGAAAGCGATGTTTCGTTATTTCCAGTTGCATCTTGCATCAACTGAGCACCAGTCATTTGCGCAGCATTCGTCTGCGTATCTTGTACAAGCATGAGACGCATAAAGCCAGCAACATCGGCTGCGGCCTGAGTCGCCTGCGTAGGAACTTGAATAAAGCCATGGAGCTTGATCTTCAAGACTTTGATCTTACGACCAATACGACCATTCAACGAAGCAGAGACTTTCGGAGAACAAAGATTTGCTGGATTAGCAACAGCAGCATCACCGAGATTGATAGTCGTAGAAGGGTCGCGAATAGTGCCAGCGACCCAGGTAGTGGTGCAAGCAGAAATAGCACCAGTGAAATCACAATCAAAATACTTCATCTCACCAGTAACGGCACCACCGCGAGTTCGTGGAACAGACGAATACCCGATACGAGGAGCCCGAGAAGCAACAATACGCTCCGCGCGGGCCATCCGCTGAGCATACGACGCCTGAAAACGGCGTGGATCTTTGAAAGGCATAGGTTTGTAAATTCGACCAACGTTAGACATATTTAATTAAATGAGAAGGGAGAGTTATGATCCCCTCACGATGCTTCGCATCTCCGGGTGGGCACACAGAGGGCACACAGATGGGGTAATACTAA